AACGACGCAAACTGGTCGATGGCGCCACGCTGGCGGTACAGGGCGCCGCCATACATGATCGTGCCGAGGGTGACGTCACCTGACGGGCTGGCGGACAGGCTGTCCACATACCCGGACTCCTCGCGGCGTCGGTAACAGAAAGCGTTGGCGGCGGCCGCGCACTGGTTCAGGAACGTGGTTTCTGCGCCACCGGCCAGCGTGATGCCCAGCCAGTCTTGGATGTTGGTGCCGGTGATCCAAGTGCATGTCGGCGTGTAGGCGATGGTGCCGCTGATGGCGTTGATGACCTCAGGGGTTTGGTTTGACGCCCACATGACTGCGTTGGCGATCGGGTACGACGTGTCGTATTCGATGATGCCTTCGCTGTCGACGTTGATCGGCAGGTATTGCGGGAGGGCATAGACGGTGTGCGTCCCGTTGTATGCCGCTCCCGCACCTGCGACGGTCACCGATCCGCCCACCACGATCTCGTTGGGGGTCAGCGTGGTGGCGGTGACGTAGCCGGGGATGATGACGCCGTATTGGATTGTGTAGGTCGCCATCGGGCGGCCCCTCCGATCAGGCCTGGGTGATCTTGCGGATCATGCCGGGCACGGCCGCGAAGGTACTCACGAAACCATGGAAACTGAAGACGCGTCCGAGCGTCGACACTTCCTCGCGACTCATCAGTCCGCCAATATGCTCGTAGAATTCGAAGGCCTTCTGGCTGTTCGTGATGATCATGGTCTTGGCAGCGAAGTTGCTGTCGACGACGATCTCAAGGCCGAGCGGGTTGGATCCCGTCCAGGTGGTGGCGTTGCCGCCGCCCAACGCATTCTGGCCCTGCAGGCCCGGGGCGCCCAGGTACGGGAAAACCGGCCTGTTCGATCCGTCCACCAACTGGCCCATCTGCCCCCATACGTCCACGCTGCAAAAAAGCGTGTCCGGAAAGAAGTTGCGGTTGCTGGACACGTCCACCGCAGCGTCGTAGATCGACTTCATAAGGTCGGTCGTGGTGCCGTCCCACACGCCGCTCGAGGTGGCGGCGGTCAGAAGTGCGTCGGCGGCGAAGTTGTCCGAAGCCAACATGTATTCGCCCATCAGGTCGTTGAGGATCAACTGCATGGCGGCGGGGCTCGTGAACGAAATGTCTTGAATCGACAAGGTGACCTGTCCCGCAAGCGTGGTCTTGCTGACCGTGTTGGACGCAATCACCATGGTGGTGGCCGACACCGCATTCAGTTCGGCGGCCTGCGAGGCGACCGACGTGTGGGTGGTGATGGTGGGACGCACGAAGGTCTTCTGTGCGCCGCCGTCCGGGTAGGCGCGGGCGCCAAGACGCTGCACGACCGGACGCACGAAGTTGATGTCCTGCACCAACGGGCCCAACACCGGCACCGGCAACAGACCGGGCGTGTCGGTGGTGATCACGTCACCTGCGGCCGCCTCAAAGGTGGACTGGTTCTCCTTCTTCCAGTCAACCACCTGGGCGTTGACCTTGGCGAAGGTGTCGCCTCCGATGTGGTAGGCGGCCATCCATTCACCGGCCGAGGGGAGGCGAGGCGCCTTCTTGGGCTGGGCGAAGATGACGGGGGCGGTGGGTGCGGCTTCGGGGGCGGCGGCTTCGACTTCGGACACTTCGTTCTCCTTGTTGAGGATTTGGTCGTTTTCGGTGTCGGGAGTCATGTCCGCCGAGGCGGCCACATCGGTGATGGTAGCACTGGCGAAAGCCGGAATGGGGACAAGTGACAATTCCCGCCATTCGGCTGACGTAATGACGGTGGTGCCGTCCTCCATCTGGTAGGAGTCAATCACGTCGACACCCACGGAAACGCTGTCCAACACGCCTTCCTTGGCGAGTTGGAGGGCTTCGTCACCGGCTGCGGTGGCGGCGATTTTGGCGGTGAACAGCATGCCTGATCCGTCGGCGGCTTCGCGTCGTTCGGTGACCAGGCCGACCGGCTGGCTGGCGTCGTGGTACATGAACAGTTTGGGGGCTTTGCCGTCGACAGGCAACGAGCCGGGGGCGAACATGACCGATTCGCCACCGCTGACCGTGGCGGACACCTGGTAGGGCGCCGCCAAACCGGAGATCTCGCGTCGGCCGGAGGTTTCCCCGGCTTCGGCTTGCACGTCCAGTGCGAAACCTGCTGAAAGTTGAATGTGCATCAGTCCTCCAAGGGTGCGGTGTCGGGGGTCTGTGTGGTTTCGGGCATGTCTTCCATGGCGTCCTCGACGACACCGTTCAGGTAGTCCTCGACGTCAAAACGCACCATCGTTCCACGGGGCAAAACATTGTTCATGCTGAGTGTTTCGCTGATGCATTGCAAGAAGGGACGGGCCCCGAACAAGTACAGGTCTTCGCGGGCGCCACGGCTTGTCGTGTACTGGTAACTGCCGATGTTGACACCTGCCAAATAAAACGGGATGTTGGTGAGGCGGCACAGTTCCTTGGCTTGGAATTCGGCGCTGTCGATCATCAGCATGTTGTCAGGCAACGCTTTGGTTTCGGTGTAATCCAAGAATTCGTTCAGTGCGGCCGTCTGGTTTGACATGCGCGCGGCATTGAATGCGGCCGCCAAATCGGCCAGTTCCTGGGCGGACAACGGTTCGCCACCAGTCTGCTTGAGTACGCCGGACGGCATGGCGGATTGGGCGTTGCGGTAGCGCGCTTCCTCAAGGCGTAGCGCAGTTAGGATTGCTTGATCGCCAGAATAAATTATTCCTTGCACGGGGCTAATGAATTGCACGAGGTCGTCAGGCGGGATCATTCCACCCTGGAAATACACTTCGCTCGAGGGGGCGAACCAGACAGGCCCAGCCTGGTCTTCGGTAGTGACAGTACCGGCCGGTAGACGTGTGAACGATGCGGGGAAGCCGTCAGTAGTGCGACTGGACACATACCAGAAGGCTCTTCCGTATGCGAAAAGATCATCCAGCGTCCAAGCCATGAGTGTCGAATACGGGATTGACGGGTCGGGTTGGCGCAGCCATGAACGGGGCGCCAAGTTGATCTGTTCCATTTCCTGTTCGGTTTCGTTCCACCGTTCGGTGTACATCACCAGACGGGTTGACGAAACGACGGAGGCGAGCAGGTCGCGGGCGCGGCTGATCGTCGGAACCTGCATGGCACGGTTGCGGGCTTCGCCTTCGTAGTAGGTGTAGTAAGCGCCGACGAAGTTGATGCCTTGGCGCTGGCTGGTGTACCCGCCATAGGTGCCATAGCCGGAACCGGCCGCAGCCGCTTTTACGGACGGCTCGGGGGCCGGGCTGATCGCCGCTTTGCTGACACTCTTTGTGAAGATTCCCATGGGTTACCTCGCGTTAGGTGGTGGCCGCCCCGCCCGACACGGGACGGACACCAGCCCCCACGTTAGCCCTAGCCGGACACCGCAAGTGTGGGTTTCATGCGAACAGCCGGACGTGACGACAGGGCGATAGCCCACACCATGCACCTGGCCAGTTCGATCGGGCCCGGCGACTTCTGTGATGACAGCACGGTGCCCTGGGCGGTTTTGGCTAGGACGGCACGGCAGACATGTTCGGTCAGGGTGCGTTGTTTGCGTTGGGTTACTTTGCCCTCGATGAGCATGGAACGGACAAGGCTGGAGAACTTGAGCAGTTCGCCGTAGCCGACAAGGGTGCAACGCCTAGCGAGGTTTGGCGGACAGTGGATTTCCAGGGTTGGAGTCAGTGCCAGTTGCACAGTCGGGTCAGCCATCACACGACCAATTTCGTCCCACATTTGATCTTCCGAATTGGCGACAAATTCGACGTAAACGTGCGCTTTATTGTCCGCAACAACCGACCGGACACCCACATAACGGGACTCATCAACGCTGGAATCCACCGCCAAAATGCCGCCTGCGGGCATTGGCGCATCGGTCTCGAGGTCGGCCCATTGGCCGGGGTCAAGCCAAGCACCACGGGCGGACACCCACAGGTTCAAGTGGGCACGCAAAAACGACTCCTTTTTGGATGCGGCCCGCAACGCTTTGACGGTGACGGTGGTGCCCAACGCAGGGTTAGCCCACCCCCACCATTGCTCGTCAGCAGGATTAACGCCAGGCGGCATCGACCATTCCGCAAAATAGGTGTCGCCACAATGGCCAGCGTCGATCTCCGCCACCGCCATCTCCCGCATCTGAATCATCACCGTCGACCCTTCGTCACCGGCTGTGGAAAAGCATGCCAACAGCGGGTTGGGGCGGGCGATCATGGACGGCCGTAGCGCGTCGTCAATGCAGTTGGAGCCAATGTCGAACAGTTCGTCGACCACGATCAGGTCGTACGATCCGCCGTGCAGGTTGGGGGTGGCGGCACGGACCTCCCATTTGGAGCCGTCAGGCATCAGGACGGCTTTACGGCCGACAGCGTTGGTGACTTTCGCCCCGTACTGGGCTTCGAGGATGGGAGCCAAAGCGGTGTGGATTGCCTCGGCACGGTCAAGCCGGTTGGCCACCGACAACACGGATTGGGGGCGGCCGCGATACCGGGCACCGTCAGTGAGGAAGTAGCCGAGCACCGCCTGAAGCAAAACCGACTTTCCGTTTTGACGGGCTGTGGATATCAACGCCTCACGAAAATGCAGTTCGCCGGTGTCGGGATCCAACATGAGCATGCCCTCGAGGGCGTGGATCTGCCAGCCCATCAACTCGACACCCATATGTGCATTAGCCCAGCGTGCAACCTCCGTGCCCCACGTCTGCCCCCCAACACCGGCCGTCTCCAATCGCGGTCGATCACGACCAATCACCTTCGTGCCCGGCTGGTTCCCGCCAGTTCCCGCCAGTTCCCGCCGATCCCCAACGGATACGGAGAAGGA